TTTGCGGCGGGTGAAATGTTTTGCGGTGGGATCGGTGGGTGTATCGTCGGGGAATCCTTGGTGTGGCGCGGGTTCGGGCATCGACGATACAGCCAGGAAAAAGAATAATTTGCGTTGTGTCGCGTATGAAATCGCGGGGTTGCTAGGAGTTATGCGGGGTTTTGCGTTGGCGTGCGCGTGATACATGTGGGTTGCGGATGAGTTGCGGGGTGAATGTGTTGATGGTTGCGTGATATATGGATGCTGCGGAGGGGCTTCGTCGTGGATGCGGGGGTGCGATCTGGTGTACCGTTGCTGGCGTTGTCGTTTGGCTGCGTATCGTTGGAAAAATTCTGCGGGATTTGAAAATCTATCGCAGATGTTTGGATGGTGGATCGAGATGTGGGTGTGGCCGGTGGCTGCTCATCGTGGGCTGCTGGATTTGATTGCGTGGTCGGCGGCGCGTTGGCAGAGCGTTTGTTGCGTGGAGAAATTTGTCGTGAAAAATTTTGGCCTCGTAGGAGCGGCGCTGATGGGGGTCGCGGAGGTTTTAGGTAATCTTGGTTGCGTTGGATGGTCGGCGCGGTCTGTGGGGGCGCTGGGGGCATTGGTGTGGATTTGTTGCTTTTGTGAGTAGAATGTTTCTTTTATGGAACAGTTGGAGGCGTTGAACGGTGAGGAAGCGGGTTCATGGGAGGGATTTTGAGGCATGGTGTCTGGTGGCTTCGGCAATGTTGACACATGTATAACTGTATAATGGTGTAATGGTATACATGTATAATGGTGTATATGTGCAATGGTATACAGGTGTAATGGCGTGAATCTTTCGTGGATCGGGTGTTGATTAAAAGTTGAATTAAAGTTGATTTCGGCGGGTTGCGAAAGTGGGGGGATTTTCGCATTAGGGGTGAAGGCCGCTTGCGGGGTTGGGGGACATAGGATGCTATGGATCGATGCGCCGTGGGAGGATGGGGAGATGAACTAGTTGCCCGATAGAACGACACGAACGGAGTGAGTGTTCGAGCGTAGCGAGAACCAAGCAGAGGATTGCTTCGATGGCTTCGGAGGTCTTGGGGGTAGGGGGCAAGGTTGTCTCAAAGGAGTTCCTTGCGACAGCCCTTCGGGCAAGATGTCGCTTCGCTCCATCTTGTGGTTCGGTCTTCTGGTGCTCCGATTTGAGCAGCTTGCCGTTGGCATCCTACGATGCGAGGTGGAGCGTGGAGATCGGGGGGGCTTGCCTTGATGGGCGATGGACGGCTGGGTTCTCGAATGAGAGTAGGCGCGAGCTTAGAAGTCCTTTGCAGGTCGTTGTCCGCGTCGCTATCGCTCGCGACGGAAAAGATGGAGCGACCAACTTTGAGTTGCTATAGCCGTTCCCACGAGGGAGTAGCTTTGCGATTGCGGGGAGGGATGCCTCTGCCGACGTGGGGTGAAACAGGGGTGGCGGCGTTGAGGGTGGCACTATGCGTGCTGCTTGATACGATACTTCCCTTTTGGAAAAAGCCGTGACGTATACGGTGCATCGGACTTCGTGCGTGGTTCGCCGATGCCGTCTGGGGCTGTGGCGTAAACAGCTTGGTTGCCCTGATGTGATAGGGATAGGGCGTGATGCCCTTTATGTGCGATGCCGTGGGAGCGGCGCGGAGATGTTGGTTTCTGCGCCGCTTCTTGGGGTGCAGCGGGTTCAAGTCCTGCGTCGCGCAAATTTTTGCTGCGGCGAACGCGGTTTCTTCCGCGTGGCGTCGCGATAATGCGGCAGATGTGTTGCATGGGATAAGTGCCGTGCGCCGTTGTGGCGTGCGGGTTTGTCGTGCTTGACACAGGTACGACGTTATACAGGTATACCATTACACCATTATACAGGTATACCATTACACAGGTATACAGGTGTGGAAGGAGGGAGCGCGTGGGGAATAAATATCCTACGTCGCCGCCTCCCGGAAATGCGCAGGCGGTTGTGACGCAGGGAGGCGTGAAGACGTTGATCGAGGCGTATAACCTTTCGGCGCTGATCCGCGAGAAGCGGATGAAGGGCGAGAGTTATCGCGTTATCACGAACGAGATCAATGAGTCCGGCGTGATACCGGGTGGCTACAAGATTTCGCATAACACGATTGCGCGGTGGTGTCGGAGCAACGGCCTCGGTGGGGACATGGAAGTGCCGAGCGAGGCGCAGATGGTGAACGTGTACGGCACGAAGGTGCAGGCATTGAATCTCGTGACGAGCGCGATTGACATCATCACGGTTGCGCTCGATGAGCTGAACAAGCAGCTCGGCGAGGGGAAGTGCGAGATACGCGATCTGAAACAGGTCATCGATATGCTGGATCGGATGACGCTGCGGCAGCAGACGTTATCGACGGACATCGGGGAGATTCAGGATAGGGTCTACCAATATGCAACGGTGGCTCGTGCCATGAATATCATCAATGACATCCTGAAGGTTCGGCTGAAGGAAGATGACTACGATGCTGTAATGAACGCATTTCGTGACAATCCTGCGTTGATTGAGGCTTTGAGAAAGATTGCGCCGCCGAATGTGTGATGGGGGCGTGCGCGCACCGGCGACTTGAAACGGTGTGCTGGCGCGTCTGCCATGCAAGCGACCCTCTCCTGGCTCTGCGCTTCGCTCCGAGCCTGTCCTCTCCCTGGGGGAGAGGCTGCTGGTGGTGGGACGGTCGGCAACAGATCGGACGGTCGTTCGTTGGCTAACGTCTATTTTGGAATGTGTGAGGAGAATGCGGATGAGCATGGAAGAACGGGATCGCAAGCCTCGTCATGTGAAGAAGGGCAAGGATTTGCGGAAGCACGTCAAGTCTCGCGACGATAAGCGCTGGGCTGACAAAGAGATGTTCCGTCATCGTTCGCGATGATGCGGAAGGGGCTGCGGTGCTTTGGCGAGCCGGCGGAAGAAGATGGAACGGCTTCTGGAACGGCGGGATGCGGAGGGTTATCCTCGGCTGATCCCGTTGCGGGAGATTTACTCGTTCGAGGAGTTTTTGACGCAGGAGCGGGATTGGCATTCGGCGGTGACGCGGGGCGCGGAGCTGCTGCGGGTCTATCGAAACATCGGCGAGGAGGTCGTTGTTTCGTACAGCGAGCGGCTGCGCGGGACGGTGACGACGCGGCGGGGCATGGGATTGTGGTATTGCTATCTCACGTTCAGCAAACGAAAGGACGTGTACCATACATTGACATTGGACGAAGCGATTGAGCACGCGCAGGAACGTGCGTTGCAGGAATGTTCGGCGTGTGCGCGGGAGCACGCGCAGCTTGCCGCTTGGCTCATGGAGTTGAAGGAGCTGCGGAAGGAGCACGCTCGGAGTGTTACTTGACTCCTGAAAATGGAGGAGTCGCGGGATTGCGTATGGTTGGATGGATGTGCGGAGAAATGGAGGTGTGAGGCTTGGGGACGAATGCGATGCGGCAGATTTTTGGCGAGAGGCTGCGGAAGGGCACGGAGGACGCGCAGGATATTCGAGATATTTGTGCGCGGGATTTCAAGCGGTTCTGCGAATACTACCTTTCGGATTCGTTCAAGTCTCCGTGGTCGCCGTTTCATCTCTGGCTCATCAACAAGATCGAGGACGTGGTGCTGCATCATGGCGACGAAGAAACGCGCAATGTTGTGGCTGCACCTCGCGGTCATGCGAAGTCTACGTTGACGAGTTTTGCGTTTCCCATCTGGTGCGCTTGCTATGGGTACAAGAAGTTCATCGTCATCATCTCGGCGACGGGGCCGGTGGCGAAGCAGTTTATTATCGACATCCGCAATGAGCTGGAGTTCAACGACAAGATCGTGCGGGACTTCGGGAAGATGCGGAACGAGGACATCTGGAACAGCAATGAGTTGTTCACACAGACGAAGTGCTTCCTCACGTCGAAGGGCGCGGGGGCGCAGATGCGTGGCATGAAGTTCAATTCGACGCGCCCAGACCTCGTGATCTTGGACGACTTGGAGACGGCGGACGGCGTGGCGAGTCCCGCGCAGAATGCGGCGCTGCGGTCGTGGTTCAATTCGGATGTGATGCCGATGGGCGCGGTCAACTGCTCGTTTTTCTATATCGGCACGGTGTTGTCGTATGACGCGCTGCTCTACCATATGCTGAACGATGGCGAGTATTCGTCGTGGGTGCGGAAGACGTTTCAGGCCGTCGTGAAATTTTCGGACTCGCCGCTCTGGAAGGAGTGGGAGGACATCATGGTCGATCTCTCGCGAGGCGATCATGCGTATGCGGATGCGATGGCGTTTTATCGCGAGCACAAGGATGAGATGCTGGCGGGGACGGAAGTGCTCTGGCCCGACCAGCGGCCCGATATGTACGAGCATTTGATGGAGCGACGGATTGCGTCGGAGGAAGGTTTCGCGTCGGAGTTCCAGAACGATCCGCAGACGGAATCGACGCGCATCTTCAAAACGGATTGGCTGGAGAATAACTTCTACATCGATCATCCCGCCATCAAGACGATGGCGATTGCGATTGATCCTGCGATTTCGGGAAAGCGCGTCAGCGACTACTCGGCGATCATCGCGGTCGCGCAATGCGAGGACAACTATTTCTACGTCCTCGAAGCCGACCTTGCGAAGCGACGGCCGGAGGAATTGATCGATGATGCGAAGCGCATCATTGCGCGGTACTACGCGGACAGTCCGAAGATCGTCTGCGAGTCCAACCAGTTTCAACAGTTCTTTGCCAATACGCTGCAAAGGGATTTGATCCAGTCGGGGATTTATCTCGACTGGATTGATGTGTTTCATGCGGGGCGCGACAGCAAGGCGGCCCGAATCGAAAGCCTTGTGCCGCACATCCGGCAGGGGCATATCAAATTCAAGGCAGGACAGCGCGTCCTGCTTTCGCAACTACGAAATTATCCGAAGGGGCATGATGACGGGCCGGATGCGCTGGAGATGGCGATGCATCCGTTATTGAGTACGGCGGTCGCGGCGTTCTCCTTCGGTTCTATCGGTACGGGGAGGGGCAATTCCTTCGATGATAAAATCGATGGTTTTGTTTCGCCGTACCTTCGACACTCCCCCCACCGCTAACGCGGTTCGCCCCCCCCTCGGAGAGGGGGGCTGGAGTTTGAATGACTCCAGAGGGGGAGGCGTAAGTTGAATGACATTGCGGTGAACGGGGGTGAGAACGGGAGTGTTTGAAGCAGTCAAGAAATTCATGGCGAGGAGGAGTCCTTTGAACCGGCTCTTGCCGAACCAGTCTTATACGTATTGGATTCCGAAGGGGAGCAAGCGGCAGAAAACGGTGTTGCCGAAAGCGCCGACCGTGCGGCAGCTTCGGAATTTTTCGCGCGATCCGATTGTGCGGCGGGCCATCACGATTGTGCAGGACACGCTCGCCCGGCAGGATTATCGCATCGAGGTCATCGGCACGGGGCGCAAGAAGTACACGAAAGAGATCGCCGCGATCCAGCGCGTGATTGAGCGGCCGAATCTCGTGGACAGCCGCGAGTCGTTCACGAAACGGCTCATCGACGACGCGATGGTGCTCGACGCCATGTGCGCCGAAGTCGCGACGACGCGCTCGAAGCAGCGGTCGATTTATCTCTACCCGGTCGATGGCAGCACGATCCAGATGGTCGTGCCGTATGACTACACCGATCCCGATGCGGCGCGGTATATGCAGCAGCAGGGGGACGGGATGCATTACTTCACGGCGAAAGAGGTCGCGTATTTGCAGCGCAACTATTTCACCTACCAGCCCTACGGGCTTTCGCCGATTGCGATGGCGTACCAGTATGTGCGCTACTACCTCGAAGGGGTGGAGCAGGCGAATGACCGCGCTACGAACGCGACGGCCGAGTTCTTGATTTCGCTCGGCGAGGGCGTGACGGAGGAGCAGCGGCAGAAATTTTGCGAGTACATGGAGGCCGAGATCGAGGGGACGGGGCATATCCCGGTCGCCGCCGGCTCGAAGTCCGTGGAGAC